CCCCGCGTTTGCACCGCAAAACAATTTTCCGGGACTTCTGCCTTTTTTCGGCTGACTGTCAGAGAAATAGCGTTTTTGAAAATCGGAATTACCCCCGTTTCACTCCCTTTCAGGAAGAAAACGGGTGCTTTTTTGCGGTCCTTTGACGGGTTTTGTATAGTTGTACCTTTGCCATACACTTTCTTTCAGTCAAAAGGGATGGTCCGGAGGTGGGCGCGATGTCTCCCTCCGGACCTTTTGTCCTTTATTGGCTGTTTTTTGACCTTAATTTTGTACCATGAAGCTGTACGATGCCATAGAAGAAATGAGAAGGCTTTCCAAGGAAGGAATTCCCTTCTCGTTCACCTATATGTCGTACAACTCGACAAAAGGAACGTCCGATGGCATCGTGCACGTACAGCAGGCCCGGCTCGTCAAGAGAGAGTCCGAGCAATTCAATAAGTTTGCCGAAGACCAGGAGAGGTACTATAACCTGACCACCGGAGAGGTCCGACGCTTCTGGCACCCGCTGCTGATGTTCCTGAACGGCGAAACAGTAAAAATCTGATATGGCAGGCAACGTAAAGAAAATAGGAACCAACTCCTACGCCCTCCATCTGCAGGATGGAAGGGTATTCACGCTCTCCAACCGCTCCGGCGACGACATGACCGCTATGATCTGGGGAGTGTGCGACCAGAGCTGGGAAGCCTTCCCCTACACGGTAGGAGGGAAACGAGTGATTCCGTACGGAAGGAATAACCGGCTTCCGTCTATGCTTCGGGACGTGTTGGACTCCAACAACCTCGCGCCCGGCGTGCTGGACCGACAGCTCGGACTCATCTACGGACAGGGCATCTTCCTGTACAAACTCATCTTCAAGGACGGACAGATCACCAGGGAGTGGGTCCAGGACAAAGAGATTGACGACTGGCTGAAGAGCTGGGACGTGGCTAGCTACGCAAAAGGCGCCCTCTCCGACTATCTGCACCTGAAAGGATTCTTTAACGCGTACTACCTGAACCGCGGTGCACGCGTCGGCTTCACCCCGTTCATAGCGTCCCTGGAACACATCCCAGCCAAGAACGCCCGCCTAGGATGGACGGACACCATGGATATCCGGGACGTCAAGACTATTCTCGTGGGAGACTTCGAGAACGACTGCTATAAGAGCGGAGTCCAGGAATATCCCGTCTACGACCGCCGGAACCCCAGCCGCTACCCCTGCGCAGCCAGCTATAACCATACGTACTCCTTCGGACGGGACTTCTATTCCATCCCGCAATACTGGGGGACGCTCCGGTGGATCATCCGGGGCTCGGAGATACCCACCATCTTCAAATATGTGACAGACAACGGGCTGAACCTGGCATACCACATCCACAGCCCGCAGGCCTACTGGGACAAGAAACGCGAGATCATTCGGAACATGCATCCGGAATGGGCTTCGGATGACGCAAAGGTGGAAGCCGAGATTGCATCCATGACGGAGAAATTCCTGCAGAGCCTGACAGAGGTCCTCTCCGGGAAAGAGAATGCCGGCAAGTTCTTCCACACGGTCGATGTGATTGATGATATGACCGGGAAACCCGTGTCTTGGTCCATCGAGCCCATCGATCAGAAGATAAAGGACTTCGTAGAAAGCCAGCTGAAGATCGCCGAAGCTTCCTCGTCGGCCATCACATCCGGAATGGGCCTGCACCCCGCACTCTCTAACCTGATCATCAACGGGAAGCTGGCATCCGGATCAGAGCTGCTGTACGCCTTCAAGCTATTCCTGGCCAGCGATACAGAGATACCCGAATCGACGGTTCTGGAGCCGGTGAACCAGGCTATAAACTTCAACTTCCCGAACAAAGACCTTCGGGTCGGGTTCTATCACAGGACAGTCCATACGGAAGAGGCTACGTCGACGTCTGACCGGATGAAAAACCAATAAGATATGGGCAAGCTATTCAATAAAGACAACAACGGGCCGGCCGAGATCCAGCGGCTGACCGGCATCTACCACGCATCCAACGACTACAGTGTCATCGAGACGGAGATTACGGACGCCATGCGGACCGTGGCCATGCTCATCGGCAAGAGCGTGATGGATAAGGCCTGCGCTGCCTACGAGAGCGGGAATAGCGAATCGGAAGACCTGGTGAAGGCCGTCCAGCTTCCGGTAGCCATCCTGGCTGTGTCCCACTACAGCAAGAACAACCTGGTATCCCACGAGGACAGCGGCTCCAAGGTGAAGAAGGATGAAAACGAAACCATCCCCTTCGAATGGATGATCGACCGCGATGAGCGGGCCCAGAGGGAACGATATTACAGGGCAATGGACGCCCTCTATGCCTTCCTGGAAGGAAATAAAATCCAGGAATGGATGGAGTCCGCCGAGAAGAAGAAGATCCAGGCCTCCGTCGTGAAGACCATCCAGGACTTCGAACGCATCTACCCGGTGGACGGCTCCTACTACGTGTACTTCATGCTTCAGAACCTCGTCATAGAGCGTCAGCCAGCCATCTCGAGGATGGTAGGCTCCGACCTCTGGGCCAAGATCCTTTCCGGTACCACGGAAGAGGGAGACCCCGACAAAGAGAAGGTGGAAGCCATGATTCCCCTCTGTCAGCGCTACGGTGTTCTTTCCGCCATAATTCAAGCCGTACGGCGCTGGTCCCTGGAGGTCTTTCCTCTTTCCGTGGCCAGACGGTTCGCGCCTTCTTTTCAGGGAAACCGGCAGAGCCGGGCCGCGACACGCGACGAGATAGAGGCCTACATCGCGGGCCTGGAAGGCCAATTAGAGGATACCCGCCTGGAGATGGCAGAGATACTCGCCGCCGGGAAGAACCCGTGGGAAGGCGCCGATGTGATGCCGCATAACGACCCCAGGAACAAATTCTTTACGGCCCAATGACGACAATAGAGATATACGAGAACGGGAAAAAGGTTGAAATCCCGTCCTCATGGTCGGAGGTTCCGGCAAAAACCATCCGGAAGATCTTCCGTATCCACGACCGGGTACTGAAGAGTCCACGCGGTTCCCTCCTGGAATTCAACGTGCGGGCGCTATATCTGCTTCTTGGCGTTCGGCCCTCCCTGAAGGTAATGCTGCACCCAGGGGATGCGCCGGAGAACATATACCGGCTGTGCGAACAGACGCTGGGGTTCCTCTTCACTGAAGACGGGGACAAGGCCCGGCTCTCTTTCGATGACGTCCGTAACCCGATGCCACGGGTCGGCCGGCTCCATGGACCGGCCGATCTCCTGCAGGACCTGACGTTCGGGGAGTTCCGGCAGGCGGCCATGTCCCTGCAGCAGTTCTTCAACGGATACGACACGTCAGACCTGGACGACTGCATAGCCATCCTCTACCGGCGCCGCCGGGGGAAGGCGAACCGGGCCGGGAGACGCGCCACACCTATGGGAACCCGCAGCTTCCACTCCGACCGCAGGCTGGCCGGGAGAATGGCTCCCTGGAGAAAGAACCTCATTATGATGTGGTTCAGCGCCTGCTTGAAATACCTGCAGACACAGAAACTGGTGCTGAACGGAGAAGAGGTCGATATGTCGGCCCTGTTCTCAAACCCGCAAGGCGGGAGGAGCAGCATATCCTATACCTGGAACGACCTGCTTGTGCAGGTGGCCAGAGAAAACACAATCGGAAACATAGAGCGCGTGGACGAAGAGCCTCTGTTCTCCATCCTGTCGCTCATGTGGTCAAATTTCAAGGAGGCAAAGCGCAATGAAAAGGCTGCAAAAGCTCATCAACGTAAGTAACTACCTGGAGACATTCTCCGTACCCGGCTATCCCAATATCAAGCCCATCCGCGTCGTGGATGGAGACAACGCATCCGGATACCTGTCCAAGGCGGCCGGTCAGCAGCTGCTGATCGCACTGCCGGAGGGACGCTCCTTCGGGCAGAACACCGACACGTTCTCCGAGAGCATAGGCGTGGCCTTCTTTGCGCTGGCGAAGATCAACGGCCCGTCCCGCACGCAGGAGCTGGCAGACAGGACGTATCGAGAACTCCTGGATCTCGGACAGGCCGTCCTGGACAGGATAACGGAAGACCTCATCGGAAAGCCCGGCGCCACGTGCCCGCTGCTGGCCGGACTGAATATCACGGAGGCCTCCCTGGTACCCATCTACTCCAGCTTCGGAGGATGGTCAGGATGGGCCATAGAACTGACGCTCGAATAATGGATATCGTCAAGGACCGTTTCATCCATAAAGTACTGACCGAAGAGGCCGGGAAATTGGAGTCTGCCCAGACCGCACAGATAAGACTGAAGACAACCGAGCGGACAGGAAGGCTCCTGAGGGACCGTTCCTACAGGAAATACGGCTCGGACGGCACCTTCAGCGCAAAGCTGGAGTTCACCTTCCCCATCGAAGAGCGGTTCCTGGATATCCGCCGGCTGGGACGCTCCGAGAAGGTTCATCGCCGCAACATCCATAACCGGCCCTTCATGCGGACGTATAACAGGATAGCAGACAGGCTGATGACCGGCTTTACGGATGCGGTCCAGCAGCAGCTGAGGGAAGAGATCGAGGCCATCCGCAAGCGGTTCACGCTTACAGAAGGGTAACACCGCCCAGAGCTCTGTTGCCGTCCTTTCCAGCCACCTGACGGTGGCTATTTTTGTCATATAAAATTGATACAATGGCACGTTTGAAAGAAGAAGATCTCCGGCTGAATATCATCATCAACGGAGACTCCGCCCGGAAGAAACTGGGAGACCTCAAAGAGGCTATGTCTGAAACAAAGGCCACGGTAGCCGCCCTGGAGAAAGAAAGGAAGAAGCTGGTGAAGACCTACGGGGAGGAATCCACCCAGGTGAAGGCCCTGGATGCGAAGCTGGTCGAGCAAAGGAAGAACCTGAAGTCCCTTCGGGATCAGTACGCTGATGCCCAGAGGAAGATGGACCTCACGAAGATGAGCATGAAGGAACTCCAGTCCCACGCCCGTTCCCTATCTGCCCAGCTGAGGAACACCAATCCGGGAACAAAGCAGTGGCAGCAGCTGAACGCAGAACTACTGAAGACGAATACCCGCCTTCGGGAGCTCAAAGGGCAGGCGTCCGCCACCTCTAAGGCCATGGCTGCCATAAATACCGCGAGAACCGCCATCCTTGGCATTGTCGGGGCGGTCTATGGCGTAACGAGGGTATTCGGGAGCGCAATTTCCATCATGAAAGACTTCGAGCAAGCTAACGCGAACCTGGCCACCATCCTCGGATCCAGTGTAGATGGCATCTCCCGGCTTACATCCGAAGCGGAGAGGCTCGGTCGGACAACCGCGTATACCGCGAGCGAAGTGACTGGGCTCCAGACTGAGCTGGCCAAGCTCGGATTCTCCCAGTCTCAGATCATCGCCATGGAGGAGCCGGTTCTCAACTTCGCCACTGCAGTCGGGGCTACCCTCCCGGATGCCGCCGCGCTCGCTGGTGCGGCCCTCCGGATGTTCGGCCTCCGGGCAAGCGACGCCGATGACACGCTGGGCGCTTTGGCCATAGCAACCACCAAGAGCGCTCTGGACTTTGGTTACCTGCAGAATTCCCTTTCAACCGTCGGCCCGGTGGCCAGGACGTTCGGTATCTCCCTGAAGGATACCATAGCGCTGCTCGGAGCCCTGGCTAACGCCGGCTTCGATGCGTCATCGGCCGCCACGGCCACCAGGAATATCCTGCTGAACATGGCGGACTCCAGCGGCGATCTGGCTAAGGCCCTCGGGAAGCCGGTGAAGACCTTCCCGGAGATGATCGCCGGTCTGCAGTCCCTGAACGAGAAGGGACTGAGCCTGGCCGAAACACTGGACCTGACAGATAAGCGCTCCGTCTCCGTCTTCAACCAGTTCTTACGTGGAGCCGGCGACGCACAAGAGCTCCGGGAGGCCCTGGAGAACGTGGACGGAGAGCTGGAGAGGATTGCGACCGAACGGATGAACACGTGGGAGGGCGCCACGAAGCGTCTGAAATCCGCGTGGGAAGGGTTCATCCTGTACCTGAAGGGAAGCGCCGGTTTCATGAAGCAGATCACCGAAGACCTGGCGGGGATGATCCAGATGCTCACCCCGGGCTCCAGGCACAACAATAACGTAGACGTGGTGGTTCAGCAGATCAAGGACGGAGAGAAGACGACCGAGATGATCGCCGAACATATCGAGATCAACCAAAAGAAAATCGAATCCCTGCAGCAGCAGCTGGATGAGGCCCACAGCAGAAGGGAGAAGCGGCGCCTGGAGAAACTGATCAAGGAAGGGGAGGAGCGGAACTCCGTCCTGAAGGAAGCGCTGTCCCGCATGACTACTACGGAAGAAGAGGGTAACGTCGTGACTACCGGCGGAACCGGTGGAAGCGGAGGAAGCGGAGGCGGCAGCAGCGATAGCAAGAAGACCTGGTCCCTCCAGAACGACGAATCGTTCTTGAAGGCCAGGGCCGCTCTTACCAAGCGATTCAACGAAGGCGAGATCAAGACCCAGGAGGAATACAACGAGCAGCTGTACCAGCTGGAGGTGGCCGCACTATCGGCCCGCATCGCTGCCAGGAAAGAGAGCGGCGCGGATCTTCAGAAAATCGAATCGGACCTCCAGGATAAAATCATGTCGCACCGGCTGGCTGAACAGAAGCTGGAGGAACAGGCCGCAAAGATCATCAGTGAAGCCCGCGCAGCGGCCCTGACCGGCACCCAGAAGCAGATGGAGGAAGAGAACCGCCGCTACGAGGAGGAAAAGAAGAAATACCAGGGACAGAAAGACGTACTGGCCGCCATCGGGGTGCGACACCAGGCCGCCATGAGAAGGATTGCCGTGAATGCAGAGAACGAGTCCATACAGGACCTCCAGAAGAGACACAACCTTGAGAAGCAGCAGCTGGAGAACCAGTGGGCGGAACGGATTGCTCTGGCAAAGAAGGGCTCGGCGGAAGAACTGGAGCTCCAGAAGGCCGCGGCAGAGGCTATAGCGAAGTTCGACCTTCCTTACCTGGAGGCGCTGAGCCAGCAGCTCCAGGAGATAACCACCACCGGCATCATCGGGGAGTCAACCCTGACGGACGAAGAGGTGCTGGCCTTCAAGCAGAAGCTCTCCGAAGTCGTAAAGAAGATCAATGAGGCGAAGGCATCCCTCAAGAAGGAGGAAGCAGGCGCCCTCTCCGGCACCGGC